ATATTCTTCTTCTACTAAATTATTAAAAATAACCCCACTTCACCACTTGGAAACCTCTAGATCAAGCACCGGTGGGCATTGGAGGTGGAGTGGGGTTGTCAAAACCAACTCCACTTGTCCCCACTTGAGTCCACTTGATGCCCACTTGGGGTCTTTATCGAGGTTCTCGTCCTGTCCCATCCGGTGAAATGCGGACTGGAGTCTAATCCGGAGATCCATTTGAAAGAGTTACAGGGCGTCCTGGTAACATGGAACCATGGTTGCATGGCATAAAACCCCATAAGAGTAACTCAACCTCGCTTCTGTGCTTGTCTCTTTCACTTCTACAGAGATGCCGGCCGTCAAGGCAACTCGCTCGCTGCGCTCGCTCCCGTCCTCGAGGTCCAGTCGTGATTCCATGATCCCATGTAGTTATATGCCATGTTAATTGTTGCATGGTATCATGGTTGCATTGATCAATTACCGGCATGCTAACAGCACATTAAATGAATTTCCTATGTTTGGTTAGTTGTCTTTGCTGCCCGGTTACTCTTATCAAAAGAGATAATAATCAATAACTACAGATAATCTCTGTCATATGCAATTGAAGCGTTATTGAACCAAAAGTAAGTTAGACCATGCGTAAGTGATTGATTGATACCATGATACCATTGTTAAGTGTACCAATAACCTTGGTAGCATGACCTCATGGTTGCATGACTCAATTGGTCGTTGTTCACTGGCAACTCGGACCGAGCCCCTGGGGAGGCCGGCATCTAGAAAGAGGAGGGGGGTGGGGTACTACTACTACCGGGGGGGAGGGGGTAGGGGACCGGGTGAGGGGGGCGGCCGCGGCGGCTGGCGTCTTAAAGGAGTCCCAAAAATTTTTAGAAAATTTCTTTTTTCAAAATCTTCTCTTGCGTTGTAAGTCATGGGGGGGTACTACTACCCCCCGCTACTACCTATGCCAGCACTCCAAAACCTCACCCACGAGAAGTTCTGCCAATTAATTGTGGAATCGGGGGATACCCCAACCTCGGCATACAACAAGATCCAACCGGATGCAAAGAACCCGGCGTCGTATGGGTGTCGGTTGATGACCCGGACAGAGATTGTTTCTCGTATTGCGGAACTACGGACAGAAGTTTCTACCAGGAGTGTTTCCACAATCTCCCGCAAGAGGGAGGTGTTGCGTCTCATGATTGAGGGGGTTGTACCCACCAAGGTTGTGAACAAGGCAAATGGTGTTGAGGAGACCTACGACAAGTTGGCGGCCATGCAGTTGGATTGCAAACTTGCTGGAGAACTGGCGGAGAACATCCACCTCACCGGAGGAGCAGACCTCAAATTGAATTTCACAGTACGGGATCGAGAGTCAAAGACCATCGATGGTGATGGTGTTCTAGATGCCGTTCTCATACCGGATGCCGAGGATGAAGTCCCGGCGCTCAACGATCATGTCCCAAGTACAGACCCCAGCCCGTAACGTAAGTCACGCACTCAAGTTGGCAATGGCCATCCGCAAGGAGGCGGATAAGGACGAGGATAGGGGACTACTCTATGCCGCGTCATATATCCTTGATAATGCCACGGCATCCGCAACGAGCATGACGATTGACTTACCCAAGGCAAAGACAATCGTCCTCCAGTTTGTCCAACACCTCTTGGACAAGAACCAGTTTGAGGCTGCCGCAACAATCCTTTGGGGTCCGGAGGTGTACGATTGGAGACCGCAGTCGGCTCAAGATACTTGGAGGATCCTTTTCAAGTACGACAAGAACCTCATCCAAGGTGCAGGTGCCATGGGTAAGTCCTTCAATGGCGCGGCATGGTTCTACTTGGACTGGTTACGGGACCCCTACTACACCGCAATGAAGGTGATCTCTTTGACTAGGGAGCACGCGGAGAGAAACATCTATGCGCACATCAAGAACTTCCATAGGCAAGCACTTGTAAAACCGGAGTTTGCAAAGGGAGAAGCGTTGGTGACATCTATTCAAGCCAACGAGGACACCAAGCAAGGTATCCATCTCGTCGCTATCCCCAAGGGTGACTCCGGAGCAGGTACACTACGTGGGTTCCACCCAGCGCCACGGTTTGGAAAACCCCACCCAAGGTTTGGCCGTCTCTCTCGTATCCGGGTTATCTTGGACGAAGCGGAAGAAGTCCCTGGTGGGGTGTGGGAAGGCGTCAATAACATTGCCTCATCTATGGATGACATTGGTCACAAGGGTCTCATCAAGATCTTTGGGGCATCCAACCCCAAGGATAGGACCAGCGAATTTGGTCGTAGATGCGAACCAAAGAGGGGGTGGAACTCAATCGATTGTGAACAGGACTTTGAGTGGGAGAGCAAGGATGGGTTTCATGTCCTCCGGATCGATGCCAACAAATGTGAAAACGTCATCCAAAAGAAGATGGTCTACCCAGGGCTTCAGTCATACGAGGGGTTCATGAACTACGCTGGTAGGGGACAGACACCGGAATATTTCACGATGGCAAGGGGTTGGTTCCCCGAGGAGGGAATTGCCATGTCGGTCATGACGCCTCATATGCTGGACAATAGTCTAGGTATTGTACGATTTATCGGACCTGTAGTCCCTTTGGCGGCATTTGACTTGGCACTTGAGGGCAACGACAGCGTGGTGTGCTCCTATGGAAGGTTTGGGTTGTCGGATGGGTGGACCCCGCAGTCCGGTAGATTTGAAAACTTCCCATCCCCCAGAACCGTACTCCAACTAGACTCACAGATCACCTTCCCAAAGAACGCAACACTTGAGCAGACCACGGCAATAATGAAGTTCTGTGGGCAGATGAAGATCACGCCGAACTGGTTGTGTGTCGATCGTACAGGAAACGGGGCGGGCATTCATGATGCCCTCTGCACTCTTTTTGGTAAAGAGACGATGGGGGTGAACTACTCCTGGGCCGCCACCGATACCCATGTGCTTGGTGATGACAGCAAGAAGGCGAATGAACTCTACCATGGAGTTGTCACCGAACTCTTGTTTGGCTTGGCCAAGTACTTGGAGTTTGGATACCTCAAGATCTCCCCGGGATTTAGGACGGAAGAGTTGGTGAGGCAGGCAACCTCCCGGCGCTACAAGCAGAGGGGGCAGGGACTAGTTAGAGTTGAATCAAAGGCGGACTACGTCAAGAGAACCCGCAGCAAGTCTCCGGATGCATTGGACTCCCTCTCACTGCTTGTCTACCTCATGCGACAAAGGTCAGGGGTAGCGGCCGACATGGTGACAAACAAACCAAAGGAAAAAAGGATCCGCGAAAGGAAGTTGCAGAGTCTTGTCGATGTGATGTCATTTGTTGACATGTCGGAGTAGCGGTTATAGTTTTTATGAATACCACGGGTTCGTCTAACGGTAGGATTCGACTCTCATACGGTCGAGATGCGAGTTCGACTCTCGCACCCGTCACCATGAATACCTTGTAGTGTAACGGTAACAATTCAGTTTTTGCCGAATGGTGTAATGGTAGCACCGATCCCTTTGGAGGATCTTGTCTAGGTTCGAGTCCTAGTTCGGCAGTTTTTTTCTTGCCAGTTGTAAAGGAATCCTTGATAACTCAATTGCAGTCCAATGTACCAAGGCAGGCGAGCGAGACTCCAAATCTTGCTGGCTCCGTTCGATTCGGAGGGGCTGTGCCAATCTAAGTAGACATGGGGGGCTTCCCGCAGACCAGCTATCTCACCCCATGTGTTCTTTTATTTCGGTGAAAACTTCGGGGGAATCTTCGGTGAACCCCTGCCCAAAGGACACGCCGTAAGGACTCCAATGGGCATTATAGTCGGGGGAGGCAATGAGGGGCGAAACTGGCGGGTAGCTTTGTGCTGGCCTAGTTGGGAGTAGTAGCGACCTGATCCTCCCCCGACCTTTTTAATACCCCCAAATTCGCAGGAATTAGGTTATAGCATAATTAGGGATCTTATGAGGTTATAGCATAATTAGGGATCTTATGAGGTTTATCCCGTGCTTATAACTTCCCCTATGAGAGGATGGTTTCCTTTAGCGGACATAAAGGCCGGTAACGGAAGCTATAACTGACATTGCACACTACACTTGCCGTGTGTATCGTGCAGATGTTTTGTAAGAACGGCTAGAGTCGCGGCTAGAGTCGCGGCTAGAGTTACTATACCCTATCGGTAACATTTTTGCCAATTCGCAACAAAAGTCGAGTTAATGTGCCAAAAAGGGTATAATTCGCAACAAATGCCGAGTTAAGACCACAAATTTGAAACAGGATGCCTGTTAATAAAACGCATTGGGGTTTTTAACAATTTTTACTTGCGTTGTTATACAAGAATGGATAGTTGTAAAAGTGAAATGGCAAAACCCATTGAAGGAATGATTCCTCCCGGTAGTTGGCATTACT